ACTACTAAAAAAGAAATTGCCTCGATCATCACGAGTTGAAGAGTCCCACCGTGCTTCAATAACAGGACGTTTAAAAAAGAATTCAGAGCCACGAGCAAAAAACTTTTTAGTGTAAGAAGATGAAAACGCTGTTTCATTTTCCATACGAACACCAAAACCATAATTTTGTCTGTCTCCGGCAATCCATCGTTCAACAGCATCACTAACATCAAGCTCGATATCTTCTGTGCCATCCACAAAGGATGCGGTAAAACGGGGTTCGGCATGATAGTCGCCACCTGCGGTTGTCCAAGCTGTAACACCAGAAGAAGCACTTGAGGCAGCGGTCCAGTTACAACTGCCGCTATTGGAATAATCATCCATGTCCATGCCGGTGCCTTCATCCCAGGCACGAGAAATTGTGGAAATTGTCATATCATAATTTCTTGGCAAAGTAAAGGGATGTTTCGCATTAAACAAACGAAGGTAAAAACTCACACTACCGCTGCCTGGAAGCACACCATTGGTTCTGTCAGTGCTAATTTCTGAAATTGGAAACTGAACAAGTACGCGAGACAACTCAGAAGATCCCGAAGATTCTTGTCCATAAATTCTGAACACCTCCATGGAATCTGCTAAACCCATGTTTGAACCAGTAGCTCTGGATTTTAAGTTTGCTTTATACGCATTCGTAATGGTATTGTCTTGATCTGCTGTATATCTTTTTATACCCATTATGTGAGTGTTCCCTTAATATCTCTACCTGGATATTTAACCTCAAAAACAACGTTTCTTGGAGCAATAATCATTCTACCATCTGGTGTGGTATTGTTTTTTACATTGAATTTTGTTGTAGCATATCCAGCGCCGGTTTTTTGATAAACCTGAACATATGTCGCATCAATCACCCCTTGTGTTCCATTAATTAAAGAGTAAAGGTCAGTTATACTAAAAGATTCTCCAATATCTAATTTTTCAGCAAGATACTGTCTCATTCTTGCGTCAATTCTAGCAAATATTTCACTCCTGCTTTCCCTGTTTGAGCCAATAGCGGAAAATTTAATTTCTAAATTAACCACTTTTGCATCTAAAATATCGACGGAATCGTTTATTAGCCTCTTGGTA